GAGCTACAAAATACACACCTCACACAGACACTATCTATCAAACATTAACACAAGAAAAATTAGATCTTACTCAACCTAGATCAAGAGATGATGATACAGATAGTGATGGTCCAGAAACAATTGTTGAAGAACTTATGGCTTCAAATCAAGTTATTGAAGACAGAGACGAAACAGATATATTCAATATATGGGACAAAATTAAAGCTAAACAGGCACAAAGGTCTATGTTAGTAGAAAAAGGCATTATTCAAGATAATACTCAAGATCAAACCATGATGTTAAATAGTGGTGGACTTGCAAATTTATTTAGAGTAAAAACACAGTAATAGGAGAAAACTATGAGAAATGATTTTGGAAATAGACCTTACTCTGTAAGATTCCCATATGGCAGTGGTGGTAGTGCTAATGGAAAAAAGAGACAAGGCTACAATGACAGACTTGACGAATCTCTAGGTGCTAGAGATGGCAAGGAATCAACTAAATCTCAAAGCTTCAAAGCTAGAAGAGATGAATCAAAAGGCATGGAGAAAGCTATGGGTAAAAGAGCTTACTCTTCTGTCGGAACAATGGATAAATAATTATGCCAAATACTAGAAGAATGAACAGACTAGAGGAACTTGGAAGAGTAGACTCTGAAAAAGCATTTACTAAAAAAGGTAAAAAGAATCTAAAAGACGAAAAGAAAAGAATCGTTAGAGAGTTAAGAAGAGGTGGTGGAATGGCTCAAAGAGGATTAGGAAAAGCTTTTAGAGGTGGAGGAAGAGTATAATGCAAGATTGGGAAAAAGGATCTGGCTACGTTAAAGAACCAAAAGTAACTGTAGGACCTGGAATTTCAAAAGATGGTTCAGCTACAGGTGGAGTTGAAATAGAAGCAACTAATCCACAAGAATCACAAACAGTAGATGTCAGAGGAACTAAAAGATTAAGAGCTGACAAAAAACCGGTAAAAGCTACTTGGTACTAATATGTGGTTTCAAGCTATTAAGTTAGCGGTCTCTGCTGGATCAAAAATTTACGCTAACAAACAAAAAGCAAAAGTCGCAATGTCAGATGCACAATTGTTGCATGCTGAACGACAAGCCCGTGGTGAGGAAGCTTACCAGGGAAAACTTTTAGAAGCGCGTCAATCAGATTACAAGGACGAAGCCGTTCTCGTAATTCTCACGTTGCCCATATTGGTGCTCGCATATGGGGTCTTTTCAGATGACGCCCAAGCAATGGAAAAAATAAAAATTTTTTTTGAACACTTCCAGTCGCTCCCGTCATGGTTCACAAATTTGTGGATCCTTGTCGTGGCGAGCATTTATGGTATAAAGGGAACACAAATATTTAAGGGTAAAAAATAATGGCTAAAGATTGGATACAAAAAGCAATAAAAAAACCAGGAGCTTTAAGAAAAGAATTAGGTGTAAAAAAGGGAGAAAAAATTCCTGCTAAAAAATTAAACGAAGCTGCTAAAAAAGGCGGCAAGTTAGGACAAAGAGCTAGACTTGCAAAAACATTAAAAGGATTTAAGTAATGGCTTGTTGGCAAGGATATGTTCAAAAAGGAATGAAAAAGA